CGAGGGCAGGCCATCGACGCTTGTCACGGCCCCTGCGGCATACATCGGGCTGAATCGCGGGTGGAATACCGCCGGATCGCGTAACCGGCATTTATTTGTTTTATGGCTACATCAGCACCTAGACCTTGCACTCATCCAGGCTGCGGGGTGCTGGTACGCGACGGCACCGGCAGGTGCGCAGCACATCCCCAAGCCAATCGCTTTGCTGACAAGCGGCGTGGCACGCGTCAGGAGCGTGGATATGGTGCTGAGTGGGACCGGGTCAGGCTGGTCATCTTGCGGCGTGACTCTGGGCTGTGCCAGCCGTGCAAGGCGAGTGGGATGCTGACGGTTGGTAAGGCGGTTGACCACATCGTGCCCAAAGCTGAGGGCGGCAATGATGACGAGGGCAACCTGCAGACGATCTGCAGAGCGTGCCACGCAGCGAAGACGGCAGATGAGGCCAGGCGCGGCATCGACAGAGGGTGGGGGGCCAAAAATCTCTAGAGATTTGGCGCTCAGGACCGATCGTTCCCCTCTTTTTTTGCGTGCGCGGGTTTTGGGGGGAGGGGTACTCCCCCGAGGTGGTTGGCCTGGAGACAGCTGCTGATCTGGACAAGGGGAAATTCAAATGACAGGAACACGCGGACCGCTGCCGAAACCTGCCGCCCTACGCCTTCTCGAAGGCAACCCTGGCAAGCGCGCCCTGAATCTGTCCGAAGGCATCAACCCGCGCATTGAAATCCCCAGCGCGCCAAAGCACCTGGGCGTCGAAGCCAAAAAAGAATGGAAGCGGATAACGCCGCTGCTTGAAGAACTTGGACTGATCAGCGGCCTGGATCGTGCCGCCCTGACGTTGTACTGCGACGCTGTGGGCCGCCTGGCTGAGTACCAGACCGCTTTCAACAGCAAAGTGAGTCTGCTCGTTTCGCAAGGCATGGGCTACGCAGACGCCGTCTACCAGGCCAGCTACAGCGTGACGCCCAGTGGCTACGCCCAGCAGAGCGTGATCCGCCAGCTGATCAAGTCCCAAGCCGAGCAAGTCAACCGCTACCTGATGCATTTCGGACTCAGCCCAGCAGCCCGTGGTCGTGTGCAGGCATCGAACTATGCGCAGCCCGATCTGCCAGGTATGCCCGCCGCCCCCAGTGCGCAAAGCGGCTTTGCCCGATTCGCCGGCGGCGGCCTGGCCTCTGTGTGAGCAGTCCGCATATTTTGGCCGCACAGGAGTATGTGCGGCGAGTCAGCGTGGGCGAAATCCCCGCCTGCCGATGGACGATCGAAGCCGTCAACCGGCAAATTGAAGACCTGCAGCGGCCGCTGAGCGACCAATGGCCTTGGGTATTTGACGAGGCAAAAGCCGTCCGGCCCTGTGAATTCGTGGAGCTGCTGCCGCACATCAAAGGCAAGTGGGCACGCGAGCGCCAGCTGATTGTGCTGGACGCCTGGCAGTGCTTTGTGGTCACAACTGTTTTTGGCTGGGTGCATAAGGACACCGGCCTGCGAAGATTTCGTGAGGTGTACATCGAGGTACCGCGCAAAAATGCCAAGAGCACTCTGTCCAGCGGCATTGCCCTGTACATGTTGTCGGCAGACGGCGAGCACGGCGCAGAGGTCTACAGCGCGGCCACCACCCGCGACCAGGCCCGCATCGTGTTTGACGACGCCAAGGCCATGGCCGAGCGCACCCCCGACATGCGGACCTTCCTGGGCGTGGCCATCCTCACGCACTGCATCACCGTGGCCCACACGTCGAGCAAGTTTTCCCCGCTGGCCGCTGAAGCCAGCACGCAGGACGGTCTGAACGTGCATTGCGCAGTTATCGACGAGCTCCACGCCCACCGCAAACGCGACCTGTATGACGTGATCGACACCGCCCGGGGCGCGCGCGAGCAGTCCCTGCTCTGGCTCATCACTACGGCCGGCACAGACCGCAGCGGCATTTGCTACGAGCGACGCACCCACATCACCAAAATTCTGGACCGTGTGATCGACGACCCGACGATGTTCGGCGTCATCTACACGATTGACGACAACGACGACCCGTTTGACCCCGGCACCTGGGCAAAAGCCAATCCGAACTGGGGCGTTTCCGTGCTGGCTGACGACATGCACGCCGCAGCCCGCAAGGCCTCAGCCATGCCCAGCGCGCTCAACAATTTTTTGACCAAACGCCTCAACGTCTGGGTCAACGGTGAGAGCCCATGGATGGACATGCGGGCCTGGGAGCGTTGTGCAGACGTTTGCATGAACATGGCCGACTTCGCCGGCGAGCGCTGCTACATGGGCCTGGACCTCGCGCAAAAGAAAGACTTCGCCGCGCTCAGCATCGTGTTTCAACGGGACGGCACCTGGTACGTGTTCTCCCGGCTGTATTTGAATGAACTCGCCGTGCAAGAAAGCGGCAATGCGCACCTCAGTGGCTGGGCCCGGTCAGGCTACGTGCAGGTCACAGATGGGGACATCACCGACTTTGACGTGCTGGCCGACGACATGCGCAGCTACTGCCGCCAGTTCGACGTGCAAGAAATCGCTTTTGACCCCGCGTTGTCGATGTATTTCGCCACCAAATTGGTCGAAGAAGGCCTGCCGCTGGTTGAGATCACGCAGCGGGCCATGTTTTTCACGCCTCCACTGATCCAGGTCGAGAACCTGGTGCTTGAAAAGAAACTGAAGTTTGACGGTAACCCGGTCATGACCTGGATGGTGAGCAACCTGGTAGTCAAGGTCAGCAAGTTCAACGAATTGCGCGCTCCCACCAAAGAGCGCCCTGAAAACAAGATCGACGGTGTCATGGCCATGCTGATGGCACTGGGCCGGGCGATGACAAACGCACCTGAGGAGAACATCGATGACTTCATCAATTCACCGGTCGGCGCATGAGCTTTTTTAGCAGATTGGGCGGCTGGTTTGGCCGCTCCGGCGCGATCGGCGACGCCACAGGCACGCAAAACCCGGTGCCAAGCGCATCCCTGGTGGCAGATCTGTCCAATGTTGGGGTTGATGGCGCCCTGCAGATCAGCACCGTTTGGGCATGCATCGACCGACGTGCCAGCACGATAGCCAGCCTGCCGTTTTTCACTTACCAAACCATCAACGGCCAGCGCACATTAGCCCGTTCAACCCGCCTTTACGCCTTGCTGCACGAGTCACCAAACAGCCGGATGACACCATTCGAATTTCTGCGCGCCCTGGTGATGAACTACGACTTGCGCGGCAACGCCTACGCCCGCATTGACCGCGACAACACCGGCGAAGCTATTGCAATGTGGCCGATGGCATCCGACCAGGTCGAAGTCAAGGTGCTCGATGACGGGTCAATGGTTTACATCTACAGGATCGGCAGCGATGTCGCCATCCTGGCCGATACCAACGTGCTGCACATCAAGAACCTGGGCAACGGCACAACCGGCCTGGCCAAGTTGGAATTCATGCGGTCGACAACGGATGAAGTAGCCAAACAAAACACTTCCGCGAGCAAACTTTTCAGCACCAGCGGCAAGCCAACCGGCATTTTGATGATTGACAAAGTTTTGTCAAAGGAGCAACGCAACGCACTGACAAAGTCTTTCAAAGGTCTAGCCGAAGGCAGCACCTCCAGGCTGCAGGTGCTTGAAGCCAACATGAAATACCAGCAGATTTCAATGTCGCCTGAGGACCAGCAGCTGCTTGAAACCCGCAAATTCAGCGTCGAAGAGCTGTGCCGCTGGTTCGATGTGCCGCCCGTGCTGGTGCACCACTCCAACGTCACCGCCTGGGGCACTGGCATTTTTGAGATTAAGGACGGCTTTTACACCCTGGCCTTGGCCCCTTTGTGCAAAAACATCGAACAGGCCTTCCGCAAACGCGTGATGACTCCCAAGCAGCGCGCCTCCATGACCTGCGAATTCAGTATGGACGCCATGATGCGCGCCAGCATCAAAGACCGGTTTGAAATTTACGCCAAGGCCACGCAAAACGGCCTGAAGACCCGCAACGAATGCCGCCAGTTGGAAAACGATCCCCCACTGGCTGGCGGCGATGTGCTCACCGCGCAAAGCAACCTGGTGCCGCTGCCCATGCTTGGCACAGTGGTTTCCAACAGCAGCAACACGGGCAGCGCCAGCGCTACTGCCCAGTAATAAGGAAATTTATGGCCGCCATTCTCAGAAAAGCCCTCGCCATGCAAGCTGTGCAGATCAAGCTGCAGGCTAACAGCGCCACCTTTCAGGGCTACGCGTCCACCTTCGGTAATGTCGACTCTTACGGCGACACCATCGTCAAAGGCGCCTACGCTGAAACGCTCAAGAAAAACGGCCTGCCCAAAATGTTTTTCAACCACGACAGCTTTGAGGTACCCATCGGCAAGTGGATTGACGCAAAAGAAGACGACTACGGCCTTCTGCTGACCGGTGAATTCACGCCAGGCAACGCCAAGGCGGAAGAAGTCCGCGCCGGTCTGAAGCACGGCACGCTGGACTCCATGTCCATCGGCTACAGCCTCAAATCTGGTGACTTTGACGAAACGGCCGACGGCCGGACCATTCGCCAGGTACATCGCCTGCTTGAAACCTCGATCGTCACCTTCCCCGCTGACCAGTTCGCCCGTGTTGACCTGGCCAGCGTCAAATCCATCGACTTTGAAGCTTTGCTGCCTCAGTGCAAGACAGAGCGTGACATTGAACGGTTGCTGCGGGATGCAGGGCTGGGCAAATGGGAGGCCATGGCGCTGGTCTCCCGCGCAAAAACGATCTTCACCGGGCGGGATGCTCCTGAGGAAGTTGATGCGAAAGCAATGGCCGAGCTGATCAAACGCTGCGAGGCGCTCGAAACACTCGTCACCTAGGCGCAATTTCCCGCAATCCTCTTTGGCTGCTGCCACCTCCGGGTGGCTTTTTACTTTTTTAAAAGGCAAATCATCATGAAACTGAAACTCCCCTCCCGCGCCATCTTTGGCCTGTTAATTGCTGCTGCCGCACTCGGGGCGCAAGCCTTCGGCGTAGATCTGCAGGCCTTCTCCGCGCAGCACGCAGACGTCGTCGCTGGCCTCAGCCTGCTGTGCGTCGGCGACATCACCCTGGTCATGAAATCTCTCGACAAGCTGGAGCTGAATCTCAAAACCATGTCTGAAAAGGCAGAAGGTGAGATGAAAACGCTGGGTAAGGTCTCTGAAGACACCAAAACTGCCATTGATGCCCTGGGTACCACCCAGCGCGAACTTGCCGACCGACTATTGCAAATCGAGCAAAAGCAAGGTGCGCCCAAAGATGACACGCCCGTTGATGCAAGCGCTGGCGCTCAGTTCATCAAATCCGCGAGCTACGACGTGTTTCACAAAGCCGAAGCCCGTGGCAAAGTGCGTTTCCAGGTCAAAAACACCGTCACCAACGCCATCGCCAACACCTTCAGCGAGCGTCGGCCCGGCATTGTCGAAGGCGCGTTCCGCGTGTTCACAATTGAAGACCTCCTGACCAGCATCCCGACCACGTCCAACGCCATCGACTGGATCCAGGAGAACGTCTTCACCAACGCCGCAGCTGAAACTGCTGAAGGCGCGCAGAAGCCGCAAAGCTCCATCACCTTTACCCCCAAAACCATGCCTATTAGCACGGTGGCGCACTGGATCAAGATCACTCGCCAACTTGCCATGGACAACGCTGCTCTGGCCGCCTACATCAACCGCCGAATGATCTATGGCGTCAATATGCGGGTTGAAAGTCAGCTGGTGGCGGGCAACGGCACCACGCCCAACCTCAACGGCCTGACCAACACCGGCAACTTCACACCCCACGGCTATACCGCCGCGTCCCTGACGGCGCTGGGTTTGACCAACAACCGGTTTGACCTCATCGGCAAAATGATGGGTGACGCGGCCCTGGCCGACTATCCTGCTGACGTCGTGATCTTGAACACCGGCGACTGGTGGACCATGCGCTTGGCCAAAGACAGCCAGGGCCGCTACTTGCTGGGCGACCCAGGCTCCACGGTTGCCCCATCGCTTTTTGGTCGCCCCGTGGTGGCCAGCAACGCCATGACTGCTGACAACGTCTGGGTGGGCAGTTTGTCGCAAGCCGCCACGTTGCACAACCGCGAGCCGGTGAGCATCGAAATGTCCGAGTCTGACGAAAACAATTTTCAGTTGAACCTGATCACCATCCGTGCTGAACGCCGCCTGGCCTTGACGGTTGAAAAGCCCGCTGCCGCCCGCTACGGCGACCTCACCCCCGCCTAACAGCGGCTTGCCATCAGCCAACCCCAAAAGGCCAGCCTTGCGTGCTGGCCTTTTTTTTGGAGCATCCCATGGATCTCGTCGAAATAGAAATCACAGGCCAGGCCATCACAGCCCGGTACGGCACCCTCAACACCGGCGACGTGCTGCGCACTGACCCCGACTACGCCCGCCACCTGGTGCAAGACTGCAGCGCGGCCAAGTACACCACCGCCACTGCGGCCAAGCAAACGCCCCCTGCAAATAAAACCAAGGCACCAGCTCGCCAACGCGCACAGGTCAAGCCAGCGGCCCTGCAGGCAGATAACACCACAGCACCCACTGCCGAAAGCACTGGCGCGCAGCCAGGGCCGGCCGTGGCACAGGAGCCTTCACTACAGCAACCCACCGAAGACTCGTCCGCGCCTGATGCCGCGGCAGCCGACACGCTCACAACTGACTGATCAGGCACTCCCCGCCCATGCCCACCATCAAAGTCACCGACGCCACCGTCGAGCCCATCACCCTGGCTGAGGCCAAACAGTGGTGTAGGGTTCACGTGGACGACGATGACGGCCTGTTCACCAGCCTTTGCATTCCGGCTGCCCGGCAAGACGCTGAGCGCTACCTGCGCCGCACCCTGCTACCTACCACCTGGCGGCTGGTGCTTGACGGGTTTCCGACGGGTCGAATTGAGCTCCAGTACCCCAATTTGCTAGCTGTAACTAGCGTCAAGCACTTTGACCTGACCGGCACAGAACAAACCCTGCAAACCCAGTCCTACCTGGTCGACTCATTCAGCCAGCCAGGCACCATCGCCCCAGCACCTGGCACCCAGTGGCCCACCGCGCAAGACCGCATCAACGCCGTCAGCATTGAATACACCGCAGGCTGGGCCACGCCACAAGAAGTGCCCGCTGCTATCCGTATGTGGATCGCATTGCGCGCCGCCACGTTGTATGAGCACCGCGAAATGATCATTGCCGGCGCAACCGTGGCCGAAGTGCCCTTTGTCAATAATTTGCTGGACGGCTACACCGTCTACAGCCTGTAACCCATGCGTGCTGGCCAGCTCCGTCACCGCATCACGCTGCAGGCGCTCACGGCTGGCCAGGACACGGCTGGCGAACCGTTGGTGAACTGGGTCGATGTCGCCGCAGGCGTTCCTGCAAACGTCTTTGACATCAACGGACGCGAATACATCGCAGCACAGGCCGTCACCAACGCCGTGACCACCACCATCGTGATTCGCTACAGGGTAGACGTAACTGCCGCGATGCGTGTGATTTGCGACGGTGTGACTTACAACATTGAGGCGGTGCTGGACAAAGACGGTCGCCGCCGCGAGATGCACCTGATGTGCGTGAGGAATGTCAGCAATGGCTGAAGTCACTGGTTTGACAGAAATGAACGCAGACATTGCCGCACTCAACGCCCAACTGGCCGCCGCATTGCCCGGCATCGTGCTGCAGGGCGCGGCTATCGTCCAACAGGAGATTCAGCGTCGCGCCCCGGTCGATACAGGCGCTTTGAAGGCAGACATCGATACCGTAGGCAGCCGCCGCGCCTTGTCAGCCAGCGCGACCGTGCAGGCGGAGGACTCCGCACAGGGCGGTGTTGAGCATTACGCCATTTTTAAAGAGTACGGCACCAGCACCGCCGCCGCACAGCCTTTTTTCCGGCCCGGCGTAGAAGCGGCCCGGCCCAAGGTAGAGGCGCTTGTCACTTCTCGGATTTTGGACGTGGTGAACAGTAATGAGCGTTGAAACCGTCCTCGGTGCTTGCCTGCTGGCCGCTTCTGGGCTGGCAGGCGTCAAGGTACGCGCCGAAGTGGCCCAGCCGACTGACGCTACGCCCTACATCGTCCACACCCAAATCACCGGCACTCGCATTAAAAGCCTACGCGGCGATAGCGGCCTGGCTAACCCTCGTTTTCAGATTGACGTGTACGCCGACACCAAAGCCCAGGCGGTTGACCTGAAAAAAGCCATCCGGCTTGCCGTGCTGGCCAGCCCTGAGTTGGGCGCTGTGCTGATTGCTGAGGCGTCAGGCTACGAAGCCGACACCAAACGCTACCGTCAGCGGCAAGAGTATTCCTTCTGGTTTTACGACTAGCGCCACCGTTTTCAACCCCGTTTTCACAACCCGCCCGCCCACAACAGGCGGGTTTTTTATGTCTGAAAGGTAGTCCATGACAAACGCCCTCCGTGCCCAAGGCACTTACTTGCAGCGCGGTGCCGCCTCGACGGTCACACCGCAAACCATCTCCACCATCACGTCTGTCGGTAGCCTTGCCACAGTTACTACCAGCGTTGCGCACGGCCTCACGACCGGGGCAAACGTCACGATCACCGGGGCCACGCCAGCTGCCTACAACGGCACCTATGGCATCACGGTGCTGACCACCACGACGTTCACCTATACCGCCAGTTCGGCCCCGGGTGGCGCGGCCTCAGTGGTAGGCACGTACACGGCGCAGAACATTGCTTATGCCGAGCTGGAAGAGGCCACAGACATCAAGATCGGCGGCATCAGTATTTCGTCTATCGACGCAACCCATCTTCGCTCAACAGCCAAGGAATTCATCCCCGGCTTGGCAGACAACGGCATGGTGGACATTTCCTGCAATTTCACCAACGGCACAGTGCAAAACCTGATCCGTGCTGATGGCAATGCGGCGGTCACGTCGCCTTACCGCGTGTTGGTGGTTTCCGGCGTCCCCGGTGCTGTGACTACGACGACCTTCGGTTTTTCTGCGTTTGTGATGAAGTACGCAGGCCCGGACGCGAAGATTGACAGTGAACTGCAAATTCAGATCAGCCTGAAGGTCACGGGTGCGCTGACCGTGACGACTGCTTAAACCATGAGCAAGTTCAACAAAAGCGCGTTGCTGGCCGCGCTCAAACCAAAAACCCAGAATGTGCCCGTTGAAGGCTTTGGCGATGTGACCATCACCCAGCTCACAGTCGATCAGGTCGAGGCCCTGCGCGCCGACTTGAAAAAGAGCGACAAGGTTGACGAATTTGGCCTGCGGCTGGTTCAGGCGTCGGTGGTGGACAGCGACGGCAACCGGGTGTTTGACGACGCCGATCTGGCCGAACTCAAAACCTCCAGCAATGCCGCCATGGACGGTCTGGTGTCGGAGGCGCTGCGCGTCAACGGTTTTCGCAAACCCGCAGACGCAAAAAACTAAGGGACTGCCCCGAGCGCCTGTTTCGCATGCGACTGGCGCTCGCCCTTGGTAAGTTACCGGGCGAAATCGACCAAATGCCCTACGCGGATTTTCTGGAATTTATGGCTTTTTACGAAATTGAGCCGTGGGGCTTGGCCGTGCAGGACGCCATGCAGGCCAACGCCGTGCAAGTGCTGGCCAACGTCAACCGCGATGCTAAGCAGCGCCCGGAGCCGTACCGCATCAAGGATTTCCTGTTGTTTGCCCCGCCTGAGGCCCCCAAGGCAGAGCCGACGGTTGACGGCAAAACAGCCGCCCAGTGGCGTTTGATCTTCCAGGCTGAAGCCCTAGCGGCCAGCCACAAAAGAAAAGAGTAACCATGGCCCTTGGCAATCTATCCATCAAAGTCTCTGCAGACATTGGTGGCTTTACGAGCAGCATGGACATTGCCGCCCAAGCCGCCCGCCAGGGCATGGGCTCGTCGGCTGGTTCTGTGGATGACTTTCGGCTGCACCTGCTCCGCGCCTCCGACGACCTGGAGCGCGCCGCTCGCTCAATGGGTGGCAACATGGAAGCGGCGAACGACGCCATCGTGTCCAGCTCTGCAAAAGCCGCTGAAGCTGTGCAAGGCGTGTCCAAGTCCATTGAGCAGGTAGACACCCGCTCGATGAACGAAAAGGTCGCTTTTGCAGTGGGCGCTGGTGTGGGTGCTGGCGCAGCAGCAGGCAAAACAGCCATCGACGCGTTTATCAGCTACCTGGAAACAAAGCTCGTCATCGCCGGTCTGGTGATCCTCACTGGCATCACGGCAGCGGTGTTCACCACCGTCTACCTTGCCGCGAAGGCAATCGGCACCATCGGGGCCATGATGGACGGCTCGTTTTACAAAAGCGAGAACATTGACGGCCTGATTGCCACGAATAAGGAACTGCTGGACCTGCAACAAAACCTGCGGCTTTCATCCATCGAAGCGGGCGCTTTGAACGAAGCCATGAAACGCCTGGGCGTGGACAAAGGCGACTACAAGTCGGTCTACGAAGGCGTCACCAAATCGATCCACGAAAACGCTGAGGAACTGGACCGCCTTGGCGTCAAGTACAAAGACCAAAACGGCAAGTTTTTGGAGAGCCGCCAGGTCATCGAAAACGTCAAGGGCGTGCTTGACGGCTACACCGAAGGCTGGGACCGCAACGCCGCTGCTGCCGCCATCGGCATCGGCTCCTACGACAAAATCACCCAAGTCTTGAAGGTCACCAGCGCGGAGGTGCAAACCTCAAAAGAACGCCTTGACGAATACCAGCTCGGTGTGACGGCTGGCACCCAAAAGATGGTGGCCGACTACGAGCAGGCAATGCGTGATTTCAGCCGTGAGAACGACCTGGCTGAGCAGGGCTTCAAACGCGTTTTCGCCGATGCAATTCTTCCGATCTACACCGACATGGCCAACGCCTTTAAAGAGGGCTGGCCCAGCATGGTGCAAGCCACGCGTGTCGGCGTTTCGTCAATCATGGCTATTGCCTACGTCATGCTAGACGGGATTTACGTCATCACCGAATCTATTCTGGCTTCATTTTTAGCCGTTGGAAGCGGGTTGAGCGCTATTGCCGC